CATTCAGCGAAAACGTACGACGCGAGATCCGCGCAGGAAAGCCGCAAAAACAAGCAGTTGCGATTGCTTACTCGGTCAAACGCGAAGCAGCCAAGAAGAAGCGCAAGAAGTAAATGCCAGCCGGAAGGCCAACAGACTACAGCCCAGAACTGACTGCCAAGATCTGCGAGAAACTGGCACTGGGCGATTCTCTCCGCAAGATCTGCGAAGAAGAAGACATGCCGGCTATGTCGAGTGTGTTCCTGTGGCTGACGAAATACCCAGAATTCTCGGAGCAATACACACGCGCACGAGAGGCTCAGGCTGAGGCTCACGCTGACCGGATCGTTGAAATCGCAGACAATATTTCGATCACGCCTGACCACAAGCGGATCATGGTCGATGCCCGGAAGTGGGTAGCCTCGAAACTGAAACCCAAGCGGTACGGCGACAAGATCGACCTAGAACACAAGGGTGAGGTCGGCCTGACCGTCAACATCAAACGATTCACGGATGGCTGAGATCGACCTTCCGGCCAACGGCTGGATTCCACGCGACTACCAGTTGCCTGCGTGGAAAGCGCTGGAGAGCGGCAGGAAGCGCCTCGCACTGGCATGGCACCGAAGATCCGGCAAGGACGAACTTGCGCTGCACTGGGCTGCTGTGAGCGCTATGGCTCGTGTCGGTTCGTACTGGCACATGCTTCCGCAAGCGAACCAGTCTCGAAAGGCGGTATGGGACGCCGTCAACAGCCACACCGGACGACGACGCATCGACGACGCATTCCCCGAGGAGATCCGCGAATCGACCCGTGAGCAGGACATGTTCATCCGGTTCAAGAACGGCTCGACATGGCAGGTGGTCGGCAGCGACAACTACAACAGCCTCGTGGGTTCTCCGCCGGTTGGTGTGGTGTTCTCCGAGTACGCACTGGCTGACCCGAACGCATGGGCATTCCTGCGACCGATCCTCGCTGAGAACGGCGGGTGGGCGATGTTCATCTCGACCCCTCGTGGCCGCAATCACTTCGGCCGCATGATCCAGTTTGCACGTACCGATCCCGAGTGGTTCTGTCAGGTGCTGACCGTCGAGGATACGAAGGCGATTTCTGCGGAGATTGTCGCGCAGGAACGCAAAGAACTCCGCATCGAGCGCGGAGAAAAGGAAGCAGACTCGATCATCGCCCAAGAGTACTTCTGTGATTTCGACGCAGGCGTACCGGGCGCGTACTGGGCTGAGTTGATTGCCAAGGCTGAGCGAGACGGGCGTATCGGTAACTTCCCAGCGATGCCGCACTTCCCGGTCGGTACCGCATGGGATATCGGTGTCGGCGACTCCACGATCATTTGGTTCTACCAGATCATGGGAAACGGCGCGGTTCGCATCATCAACGTACTGGAAGGCTCAGGTGTCGGCCTCGACTGGTATGCGAAGAAACTGTTATCGATCGATTACGTTTACGGCGACCACATCTGGCCGCACGACGGAGCGGTGCAGGAATGGGGCAGCGGTTTGTCCCGTGAGCAGACAGCGCGAGGGTACGGCATCAAGCCGCGCATACTGGAGGCTGACAGCGTCGACGAAGGCATCCACGCAGTACGCATGATGCTGCCGGTCTGCGAGTTCAACGCCGAGCCTGACCCGTTTCCCGGCGAAACGCCAGCCGATGCCAAGGCACGTATGACTCGCGCACTGGACGCCCTGCGACAGTACCGTCGAGAGTACTCTGAACCGCTCGGTCGGTTTAAGGAAAAGCCACTGCACGATTGGACCAGCCACTACGCCGACGCATTCCGATACCTCGCCAAGGGTCGCAGGCCATTCCGTAATGTGGGGTCCAGACAACAAGGTCATCAACAGGCTGTAGCAGACTACAAAGTCTTCGGATAGACTCTCATTCGGAAACGTGTACCTGCCTTTTGCGGAGCGCACCATGAGTGGATTGTTCAAGCCGAAGATTCCGAAGATCGAACCACCTCCGCCTGCTCCGGTGACGGACGAGGCGAAGATGCGCGAGAACGAGTCACGCCGTCAGCGCAAGAAGCGCGGCCGCATGTCGACGATGGTGTCGAGCGCCCAGACTCAGGCTCAGGGCCAGACTGGCACGACTAAACTGCTCGGCGGCGGAATGGGCTGATGTCCACCAAGAAGATCACCCAGTTACCGTCACTGGCTCAGATCGACGTAGCCGGTGCTGACGTGGTGGCCATTGTCGATGTCGGCGCAGGCGAAACCAAGAAGGTCACCGGCAAAGCGCTGGTCGGCCAGACTTCGCAGGATCTTGAGCAGACGTGGAACGCAGGCGCTACGGTCTTCACGGCGCACAAGATCAACGTCACGGATACCGCATCTGACGCAACCTCGAAACTGCAAGACTTGCAAGTCGGCGGTGTGTCGAAGTGGACCGTCAAGAAAGACGGAACTCTGACAACTGGCATTGTTCCGATTGACCGCATCACGGAAAGCGACTACGGTGCGTTCTCTGACGTTACCGATCAGACAGCTCTGGCGAACACAGCAACCGGCGTGTTGTGGGGAACGACCGATTACTCAAGCGGTATCTCGGTTGCATCCAGCACTCGCATCACGGTGACCAAGGCTGGCATCTACAAGTTTGACTTCAATTTGCTGTTGAAGAACACCGACAGTTCGTCGCACATTGCGAGTGCTTGGCTTCGCAAGAACGGCACGAATGTCACCAACTCAAACACGGACGCAACGGTTCCAGCGCAGGGTGGCGGCATCCCCGGAACGGCTGTCGTTACGATCGTGTTCACGCTCCAACTGGCGGCAAGCGACTACATCGAGGTGTACTGGTCGACGCCAAACGTCGCTGTGACGCTCGACTTCAAAGCCGCTCAAACCTCGCCTACTCGACCGGTTACACCATCGGTCATCGCAAACATCAACCGAATCGCCTAATCGGAGACTCTCATGGCTGTAGGAATTACTCTTCTCTCGAATGCCAGCGCGACTGGTAACTGGGTTGCATGGCCGGGTGGTCGCGGTGAATTCCGTGTTGAAGCCACATTCGGCGGCGGCACAGTCAAGTTGCAATGCAAAGGCCCGAACGGCACAGCGCAGGATGTCGGAACCGACGTCACGCTAACGGCTGCGGGTGGCGGCATCTTTGAACTTGGCGCTGGTGAGATCCGCGCCAACGTCGCAACGGCGACGGCTGTCTACGCTGTTGCCCTGCGTATCCCTTCGCCGACGTACTGATCCGCAATGGCTAGAACCGCTGCTCGTACCTTCCCGAGGGCTGGCTCACGCACGACTACCCGTGAATCAATGGGCGGCGGCGGTGGCCCTTCTGCGCCTCCTGACGTTGAATACCTTGTCGTTGCAGGCGGTGGCTCTGGTAATGGCGGCGGTTACAGTTACTATTATTCAGCCCCGACTGGATATGCGGGTTATTACTTTGGCGGCGGTGGTGGTGCTGGTGGATATCGCACGGCAACAGGTTTGGCGGTTACGCCGGGATCTGCGATTACCGTCACAGTCGGTGCAGGCGCTGCTGCAAGAGGTGAACAACAACTTGGATTGAGCGGGTCAAACTCTGTATTTGGCTCAATCACCTCCACAGGCGGCGGCGGTGGTGGTCGCAATGACCAAAATGGCCTGACCGGCGGATCTGGCGGCGGTGGTGGTTCTGCTATCGTGTATACCATCCCCGGCGGATATGGCGGTGGCTCTGCCTCAAGTGGAGGAACTGCCTCAAGCGGTCAAGGATTTGCCGGAGGAGCAGGCTCGGTTGCCGAAATTACAACCGTATTTGGCGGTGGCGGTGGTGGAGCAAACGAGGTCGGCAATACAGATCAAAATGCCTACGGTGGCGATGGCAAGGCATCATCGATAAGCGGATCGTCAGTTGAGTATGCCGGTGGCGGCGGTGGTGGGTGCTATAACATCAACTACGGCGAGGCCGGAACTGGTGGCGGCGGCCGCGGGGCAAACTCGTCTGGATGGGGCGCGGCTACCTCCGGTACCGTAAACACGGGCGGTGGTGGCGGTGGCGGAAACCACGCATCGTATGCTTCTGGCGCAGGCGGCTCTGGCGTAGTCATCATTCGCTATGCCGATACATACGCTGCTGCGACTGCGACGACCGGATCTCCGACATACACAGTTGCTGGTGGCTACCACATCTACAAGTGGACAGGCTCCGGCTCGATTACTTTTTGAGGCACAGGCATGGCGCACTTTGCACAATTAGATGAGAACAACGTCGTCACGCAGGTGATCGTCGTTCACAACAATGAACTGCTCGATAACGGCGTGGAGTACGAAGAACTCGGCGTCGCGTTCTGCAAGTCTCTGTTCGGTGCAGATACTCGCTGGGTGCAGACCAGTTACAGCGGCAGCATTCGCAAGCATTACGCTGGCGTGGGCTACACCTACGATCCGGTTGCTGATGAGTTTGTGCCGCCTCCAAGTGATGTGCCGCCAGAAATCGAAGAGGCAATGGCGTTTAGCAAAGAGCGTGTCGGCGATATCCCGAACGATTTTTCGCCGGAGACGCCGTAATGTTTTTTGACAAGGCGACCAAGCAGGCATTCATCTTCTCGACAAAGACTGGGACGATTGCAACTCGCCATTTCTTGGGGTCTGTTGGCTGGCACGGATTGCACCCGTATCACGCAACGGCTGAAGAGTTCATAAAGCAGTACCCAGCGCTGAACGACTACACGATCTACGGTTTTTACCGCGATCCGGTCAATCGCTTTGAGAGCGCTGTGCTGCATTGCAAGCAGTTCCCGATGGTGCGCGATGCGCTTGCTAAACTGTTGCAAGACAACGGCATCAGCAAGTCTGTCGAGGCTGTCTCGTATGACGAACTCGTAGACGTACACGATGCGCTGATCGAGAAGTTCAAGGGACTGTTCATTTCGCAGACGCATTGGCTCGATCACCCGAAGGTAACTGCTCTGGACTTCGCCAAGTTTGAATCCGAGTTGCGTCGCGTCACGGGCAACACCACACAAGTGCTGGTTCGTCGCAACGAATCATCTGGCTTTGGCCGCAGCGAAATTACACCGAAGGTGGTGGATTTCGTCAAAGCGCACTACGCAAGCGATTACGAGTTTGCGCGTCGAGTCCTACAGATTGAGGGCTGATCATGGCTGACAAAAAGATTTCGCAGTATCCATCGCTTGCCGTTGGTGACATCGACGCAGCGAACGACGTACTGCCGATTGTCGACGCAACGGGACCGACCACGAAGAAGGTCACCGTACGCGCATTGGTCGACGCAGGCATCTCGACAAGCGCACTGGCAGGTAACGTGTTCGGCCCAGCATCATCACTCGATAACGCGCTGCCTCGCTTTGATGGCACGACCGGCAAGACCCTGCAAGGTAGTCAGGTCTACATCGATGACAGCGACCGCATCTCGATTGGCAAGGACAGCGTCGTTGCTTTAACGGCAACCGTTACACCTCCAATTCAGTCGCTCGGCACGACGATCAATACGTCTGCCTTTATGACTGCTCGGTACTCGGCCAACGCATCGATGACTTGGTACTACACAGCCAAGTCACGCAACGCGACGGTCGGATCGCACACAGTCCTGCAAGACAACGACGGTCTCGGCGGCATTGCGATGTTCGGCAGCGACGGCACGAACTTCGTCGCAGGCGCAGAGATCTATGGCGAGGTGGACGGTACGCCGGGTTCTGGTTCGATGCCTTCCGCTATCGTCTTTCGCGTCAACAGCGTCGAGAAGTTCCGAATCGCAAACAGCGGACTGCTGACCGACGACAAGGGCAACATCCGCGCTGTACCGCAGACAGGCGCAGCCAAGACGGGCAGTTACTCGCTGGCGACGACCGATGTCGGCACGTTCGTCCATGTCGGCTCTGGCGGCTCGGTGACAATCCCTGACGCGACGTTCGCTGCTGGCGACATCGTCTCTGTGTTCAATAACACCTCGGGCAACATCACGATCACTTGCACGATTACGACGGCCTACATCGCTGGCACGGATTCGGACAAGGCATCTGTCACTCTGGCAACGCGAGGTGTGGCGACGATTCTGTTCATCAGCGGCACGGTCTGCGTGATCTCGGGGAACGTGACCTGATATGTCTGCATCGTCGATGCTATTGCTGGCTGCGAAAGCGGGAGCGTCAGTAACGCCGACCGTTGAGTATCTCGTTGTCGGCGGCGGTGGCGGCGCTGGACAGAACTATTACCTTTATAGTTATCCGTATGAATATAACTACGCTGGTTCTGGCGGCGGCGGAGGGGGTTACCGTACTGCTACTGGATACGCTGTAACTGCCGGATCAGCAATTACTGTCACCATTGGTGGTGGCGGTGCTGCAACGGTTGCTGGTACTGATTCTGTTTTTGGAACCATTACATCCGGCGGCGGAGGCGGAGGAAAAGGTTTTGGCGGCGTTGGAAGCAATGGTCGCGCCACTAATGGAAATGGCAGCGGCGGTTCCGGTGGCTATACCTATTACGTTGGCGTTGGATATACCTCAACATACAGCGCTGCCGGTGGCGCTGGTGATGGCGCAGGCAAGGCGGGTGGATCTGGAAACTATGGTTCACCATACGGCGGTGGCGGAGGCGGCGCAGGCGAGGCCGGAAATACTGATGGGGCATCAAATGGCGGCGATGGCTTGTCGTCGTCTATAACAGGTACCGCAACTTTTTATGCTGGCGGCGGCGGCGGCAACCTTGGTAGTGGTGGAGACGGAACCGGCGCTTCCAACACAGGCGGCGGTGGAAACGCCGATGGCGGGTTTGGGAACAACGGCGTCGTCATCATTCGCTACGCTGACTCGTATCCTGCTGCTACAGCGACCACCGGCTCACCAACCATCACCGTCTCTGGCGGATATAGAATCTACAAGTGGACGGGCAGCGGCTCGATCACGTTCTAATTTGAGGAAGGAACATGGCAGACTCTAGAGCCGCAGAAGTTTTGGAAGGCTATGACCGCCTCAAAGGCGCTCGTGGCACATGGGAAACCCATTGGCAGGAAGTAGCCGAGCGCGTGTGGCCGACGATGGCCGAGATGACAGGCTGGCGCACACCGGGCGAGAAGCGATCAGAGAAGATCTTCGACTCGACCGCACAACGCGCCTTGCCGCGATTCGCTGCTGCGATGGATTCGATGCTGACCCCGGCGACCCAGTTGTGGCACGGATTGCAGACTGGCATCCCTGAACTCGACGACGACATCTCTGTCCGTCGCTGGTGCGATTCGATCCGCGACATTCTCTTCCGTCAACGATACGCGCCGACTGCTAACTTCGCTTCGCAGGCTTTCGAGTGTTACATGTCGCTCGGTGCGTTCGGCACCTCTGCGATGTTCATCGACGAGATCCCCGGTGTTACGCTGCGTTACAGAGCGATACCGCTGTCTGAACTTGTGATCGACCTCGACCACACGGGTCGCGTCGACACGGTCTACCGCTCGTTCCAGTTGACCGCTCGACAGGCTGCTCAGGTTCCGAGTTGGCAGGGCAAGGTTCCTCGCTCGATCCTCGCTCAACTGAAGACCACGCCTGACACGATGTTTGAATTCGTGCATTGCGTGAAGCCGAACCCGGATTACAAACAGGGCATGGCCGGTGGCGAGGGCATGGCCTACATGTCTCGCTATGTGTCGCGACAGGACAATGCACTGCTCGACGAGAGCGGTTACCGGGTGATGCCGTACGCTGTCGGTCGGTACGTGACTGGCCCCCGCGAGATCTACGGCCGATCACCTGCGATGGAAGCGCTGGCTGACATTAAGTCGTTGCAGGAGATGGAGAAGACCCTGCTGCGCGTCTCGCATCGCATGGTCGACCCTCCGCTTATCCTGACCGAGGAAGGTGCCTTAAACGCCTTCTCCGTGCGTCCTAATGCACTGAACTACGGATACCTGCGCGAGGACGGAACCCCGCTTGTGCAGCCTCTGGCCACGCCGGGGAACATCCCGATTGGCATCGAGATGACGGACCAAAAGCGCAAGGCCGTCAACGATTCGTTCTTGATCACGCTGTTCCAGATCCTTGTCGAGAACCCTCGCGTGATGACAGCGACCGAAGTCCTGCAACGAGCGCAGGAGAAGGGCGCTCTGCTCGGGCCGACAATGGGTCGCCAGCAGTCAGAGTTCTTGGGTCCGATCATCGAGCGCGAACTCGATCTGTTGCAGGCCACTGGCGCAATCCCTGAGCCTCCGATGCAGTTGATGGACTACATCATGTCGGGCGGCGAAATCCTCCCGAAGTACAGCGGTCCGCTTGCTCGGCTGATGAAAGCCGAAGAGGCTGCGGGTGTTCTGCGTACGGTCGAGGCGATGCTGCCGGTCGCACAGGCTTCTGGCGATATGTCTGTCCTGCGTCGCATCAATGCGGACGAAGCGGTCAAGATCATCGCTGAGGCCAATGGTGTCCCGGCTAAGGCGCTGCGTACCGACGACGAACTCGCAGCGATGGACATGATGCAACAGCAGCAGGCGCAGGCTCAGGCGCTTCTGGCTGCGGCTCCGATTGCTGGACAGGCAGCGGAGCGATTCGCGAAGGCTGAGCAGATCGCAGCATCCACACCACGTCGCGCTATACCGGGAATCTGAGATGGACGGACAAATGATGTTCAACATATTGGTCGGTTTGTCCGGGTTTCTCGGCGGCTGGGTGCTGAACAACATCAGCCGATCCATCGAGAAACTCGATAAGGACGTTCGGAATATGCCGCACATGTACGTCACCAAGGCTGACTACCGGGATGACATCCACCATATTCGCAGAACCCTCGACGACATTTTCAATCTAATCAACCAACTGAACAGCACAAAAGCGGACAAGTGACATGGATCTTTTCGAGATCTTTACTCGTGCGTGGCCCGTGATCCTTGCTCTGATCACGCTGATCATTGTCTTGTCGAAGTTAGACCTGCGAGTTGCTGTGTTGGAAGACAAGATGAAAACCCTGTTCGACTTGTTGAACAAGAAGGCTGACAAATGATTGAAACCTTGCTCGGCGGCGTATTCGGCGGAATTCTGCGCCTTGCGCCTGAAGCCCTGAAGTTCTTTGATCGCAAAAACGAGCGCGGCCACGAACTCGCGATGCTGGATGCCGAGATGCGATTCGCTCAGGTGAAGGGCGAGATTGCGATGCGGCAGACCGAAGCCGAGATGACGATGCACGAACTCGATGCCATCAGCGAGGCGTTCAAAGAACAGTCTGCTACGGCTCGTGCAGCAGGTAAGTGGGTCGCAGCCATCTCTGCACTGGTTCGGCCTTTTGTCACGTATTTGTTTGTGCTAGCCTACGCCTCCGTTAAATTGGCTGGTTTTTTGATCGCTCTGGAACAGGGCGGCGAATGGAAGGCAGTTTTGACGACGATGTGGAACGTAGATGACATGGCGGTACTGAACATGATTCTGTCGTTCTGGTTCGTTGGTCGGGTGTATGAGCGCACTCGATGAGGCAGTAAAACAAGCGGCAATCCTGTGCAAACACTTTGAGGGGTTCTCTGCTACCGTTTACACCTGTCCTGCTGGTTATCCCACAATCGGATATGGGACCGTCTATAAACCAGACGGAACTCGTGTTAGTGCAAATGATCCGATTATCAGCAGGCAGACCGCTACCGAATGGCTGATGCAAGAGTTGGAGTTCAACTACGCCGCTGGCGTACTACGGGCGTCACCGAGTCTGGTGGAACATCCCGGTGCGTTCGCGGCAATGATCGATTTTGCATACAACCTAGGCGTGGCTCGGTACCGGGCCAGTACGTTACGCAGACGGATCGACGTACAGGATTGGGACGGAGCAAAAGAACAACTGGCCAAGTGGGTTCGTGGTGGCGGCAGGGTTCTGCCGGGACTGGTACGGAGGCGCAAAGCGGAAGCAGCGTTATTCTGATGACCAAAAAGACTCCGACAATCCAGATGTATGACGGTGTTTGGTATCGCGTCAAAGGCTACACGCACACGGAATGCTGCGACTGTGCATTGGTACACAAGGAACAGTACCGGCTCGTTGACGGTCATTTGGAGTGGACTGCGGTCAGGGACGATGTCCGGACAGCAGAGCGCCGAAAGGAACTCGGCATCAAGGTAACT